GTGGTGAATGCGATTTCTACCTTCCTGAGTACGGCGTGGAACGGGATCAAAACCGCTATCACTACGGTGCTGAATGCTATTAAGACAGCGGTTACTACGGTCTGGAACGGCATCAAGAATACGATCACAACTATCGTGAACGCAATCAAAAATGCAGTCACGACAGCCTGGAACAATATCAAGACTGCCGTATCCAATGCGGCAAACGCGATCAAGACCGGCGTGACGAATGCCTTCAATGCTATGCTGAACGGCATCAAGAATATCTGTGGAAATATCTATGGCGCGGTGAAGGGCGGATTTGATAAGGCAATCAATTTCGTGAAGAACCTGGCATCGCAGGCTTTCCAGTGGGGTGCTGATTTCATCGGCGGTATCGTGAACGGAATTAAGTCAATGATCGGTAAGGTCGGTGAGGCGGTTTCTTCGGTTGCGGATAAGATCCGGAGCTTCCTGCATTTCTCCGTACCGGATGAAGGTCCGCTTACGGATTATGAGAGCTGGATGCCGGACTTTATCGGAGGACTGGCGAAGGGCATTGAAAAGAGCCGGGGCATGATCGAGAATGCCATGAATGGCGTGACTTCTGATCTGACTATTACTCCGAGGGTGATGGCAGCGCAGGGAGGCAATTCCAGCGGTGGCGTGAATGGCGGTGATCTGATCTCCGGTATCAATACAGCGTTGAATACGGCTCTGGCCGGTGGCGGTGCTGCGGGGGATATCGTGATCCCGGTTTATATCGGCGGTGACATGATCGATGAAATCGTGGTTACGGCTCAGCAGAGAATGAATCTAAGAAGTGGAGGCAGGTAAGATGGCTCATTTGCAGTATCTTGTTTTTAATAATGAGAATATCCCGATGCCTGCCTCTTATTCAGTGAGTTTATCGGATGTGGAGGCAGACAGCGGAGGTGTGACGGAGGCTGGAACCACACAGAGGGATGTTGTCCGGGAAGGTGTGGTTCAGATCGGCGTGACCTTCCGGGTGTCGAAGAAGTGGCTGAATAAGTTTTCGGCTTATAAGAAGATGGCGAGTATCACGGTGGGATACCTGGACATGGAGTCTATGAACATCGTAAACACACAGATGTACATTGACGGGTATCAGGTGAAGCTGGTCAGCGATACAAGCTATGGGAGCTTGTGGGAGGTGAGTTTTATGCTGAAGGAGTTTTGATTCTTGAATCGCCTCATTATTGACATATGTTAGAAACAATACTATACTATGGTGTAGTTATTGACATATGCCAGAAAGGAAACGCCAATGCCAAGACCAAAACGTTGCAGAAGAATATGTGGATATCCTGATTATTGGAGCTTTGTACCTGAGGGTTCAGACAGTACAGAGACTGTTGTTTTTATGCTGGATGAATATGAGACGATACGGCTGATCGATTATCAGAAGTTGACACAGGAAGAATGCGCAGAGGCAATGGGGGTTTCGAGGGCTACGGTAACAAGCATTTATGAAAATGCAAGGTATAAGCTTGCCGATGCTATGGTAAATGGTAAAAGAATCCGTATCACAGGAGGTTCCTACAGGATTGATTCCATACCGGCAAGTGCAGAAGTAGGCGAAAAAGGAGACGATATTATGAGAATCGCAGTAACTTATGAAGATGGAATGATCGGACAGCACTTCGGAAGAACAGAACAGTTCAAGATCTATGATATAGCGGATGGTGCGGTAAGCAGTTCACAGATCATTGATACCAACGGAACCGGTCACGGTGCGCTTGCGGGATTTCTTCGTGCAGCAGAGGTTGAGACACTGATCTGTGGCGGAATCGGAATGGGTGCGAGGGTTGCGTTGCAGGAAGTTGGAATCAAGTTGTTGCCGGGAGTAAATGGTGATGCAGATGCAGTGGTAAAGGATTACCTTGCTGATAAGCTCGACTATGATCCCGATACGGAATGTCATCATCACGATCATGAACACGGCGAAGGTCATGAATGCCATCACGGCGATTGCGGTTCTCACGGATGTCATTAAGTAGTACGGAGGGAAAGAGGAATCTGCTTCCGGATCTGTTTTTCACATTCGCCAAGATAGGACTGTTTACCTTTGGCGGCGGATATGCGATGATCGCACTGATTGAAAATTCGTGCGTGGAAAAGAAGAAGTGGATCACTCATGATGAGATGATGGATGTTACCGTAATTGCGGAGTCCACGCCGGGACCGATCGCGATCAACTGTGCGACATTCGTTGGATATAAACAGAGAGGTTTTCTTGGAGCATTGGTAGCTACCATAGGAATGATACTTCCTTCATTCTGTATCATTTTCCTGATATCAAGGTTTCTGGATAACTTCCTGGAGATTACCTGGATTGCAAACGCTTTTCAGGGGATAAAGATTGCCGTGGGGATACTGATCGTCGATGCGGCGGTCAAAATGATATCGAAGATGCAGAAGAAAAAGCTGCCGAGGGCAATCATGGTATGTGCCTGTGTGGTAATGCTTGTGATTGATTTTCTGGCACTTCATGTATCTTCAATCGTCCTTATGCTGATAGCCGCTGTTTTCAGTTTGGTCATTTATCTGATCAAGGGAAAACCGGGTAAGGAGGGAACGAAGAATGATATATCTTGAATTGTTCATCGGATTCCTTCAGGTCGGTTTCTTTTCTTTCGGAGGAGCTTATGGTGCTATTCCGCTGATCAGGGATGTGGTGCTTCATTACGGATGGCTGAATGACGAAACGCTGACATATATGATAGCAGTCAGCGAGAGCACACCGGGACCAATCATGCTGAATCTGGCAACGTATGTGGGAAGCTCGCAGGCAGGGATATTGGGCGCGCTGATCGCAACTTCTGCAGTCGTGCTCCCGTCGTTTGTGATCATTCTTCTCATTATGGTCGTGCTGAAAGCCTTATTGAAGAAGCCGGCTGTACAGGCAATATTACGTGGCTTGAAGCCGTGTATCGTGGGAATCATACTCGCCACGGGCATATATATCGCAGTTACAAACTGCATTGTAAAAGAAGGAACGCTGTCTGTGAGTATTCCGATTGTAGTAATGACAGCGGTTTTAGCAGGATTGTATTTTGAATCAAGGAAGTTTACAAAGAAGGGAATATCACCGATCGGACTGATCAGTATATCCGCAGTGGCGGGTATGGTTGTGTTCGGATTGGTCTGAAATAATAAGAAATGACATTTTTCAGGGAGTCGGGAAACCGGCTCTCTTTTCATGTCCGGAGGGAGGTGGTCATTTGTATCCGGTCAGCAGTGCCTTCCTGGAGGCGGTGAAGGCGAATACAAGAAAATATTACTGGACCGGCAGGATTACAACGACTGCCGGAACGGTTTATAACTTTGATCAGGATGATATGGTCAAGGGCAGCGGGTATATCACAAGCCAGTGCTGCGGAAGTACGGAGATTGAGCTTGGTACGGTGTATGCGGCTGAGATGGGAATATCACTTTTCTCTGAGATCAACAGGTACACGCTGGAAGATGCGAAGGTGGAGCTGTTCTATCATTTGCAGATTTCAGGCAGTTCCTATGAGAGAATCCCGATGGGGATTTTTGAAGTATCGGAGGCGAACAGGAAGGCAAAGTGCCTGGAGATCAAAGCCTATGACTACATGGTTCGGTTCGAGAAGGCATTTACTTCTCTGGAATCTATCGGTAACGCTTATGACTTCATGGTGCTATGCTCTACTGCCTGTGAGGTAACACTGGCTCAGGACAGGGCAACGATTGAAGCAATGCCGAACGGGACGGAGAACCTGTCCATCTATTCGGATAATGACATTGAGACTTACCGCGATGTGCTGTTCTATGTGGGACAAGTGCTTGGCGGTTTTTTCGTGATCAACAGAGCCGGGGAACTGGAACTGCGGAAGTATGGAAATACGCCGGTGCTGACAGTAGAGAGAAAGCACAGGTTCAAATCCAGCTTTTCCGACTTCATCACAAGATATACAGCGGTTTCTTCAACGAACCTGCGGACGCAGATGGCGGAGTATTATGCGTTGGATCCGGATGACGGACTGACTATGAATCTGGGAGTGAATCCGCTTTTGCAGTTCGGTCTTGAAGAGACCAGGCGGCAGCTCTGCACAAATATCCTGAATGATCTGGCTGTTGTGAATTATGTTCCGTTTGATTCGGATACCATCGGGAATCCGGCATTGGATGTGGGAGATATTCTTTCATTTACCGGTGGACAGGCAGATTCTACGAAGTATGCTTGCATTACTTCCAATAGCATCAAGATCGGAGGCAGGCAGAGCATCAAGTGCGTAGGAAAGAACCCTAAGCTGTCCCAGGCGAAGAGCAAGAATGATAAGAATATCTCTGGACTCCTGGCTCAGATCGAGGCAGGAAAAATAGGGATCCACACATTCACGAATGCTTCTGCATTTACGGTAAGAGATGTTGATACGAAGATTATTTCCATAGAGTTTGCCACGACGGAAGCAAACCATGCTCAGTTTTTCGGGCAGGTGATCGTGGATGTGACGGCTCAGCCGGTGACAAGGTCGGTGACGGCATCCGGGGATGTGGTAATCCCGTCTGTTCCGGTTGATGATCTGCCGGTGGATCCGGATGATCCTGAAGAAGAGCCGGTGGTGATCGGCAATACGGAAGAGCAGACGATAACAGTATCTCTTCCGATGAACTGGCAGGAGGATGGTCATGCGGATGTGATCTTTTCCTATGAGTTCAATAACCAGATGGTCCCGGTGCATTATCCGCAGGAGAACTGGCACTCTGGAAGGCATACGATCCTTCTGTACTATCCAATCGAGAACGTGGTGCCGAACTACACGAACATCTTCAATGTCTATATGCGCTGCGAAGGCGGCACGGCTGCGGTAGATACCGGAATGTGTATTGCTTCCATTTCCGGTCAGAGCATGGGCGCTTCTGCGGCATGGGACGGCAGGATTGATATTGAAGAGTATGTGGATCTGTTCCGAATCGGCAATGGTTCTCAGACTGACAGGCTGCAGGTGAAGGCATTCACTGAGAATGATGTTTGGGAGATCAAGGAGACCGTGAAGCGGTTCTATTCCGATGTGAAGACAGGAAGAACGACCGTCGGAGGATTCGCTATGCCGGTGGATGTGCCGGGAAGTAACACTTAAGGAGGTTGCGATGAAGAGATATACAGGAAATCTGGTTATTGAGCTGGAAGACCAGAATACAGGAACGATTGAGACGGTATCGGAGACCAATATGGTCACCAATGCCGTCAATGACATTCTGGGAGTAAATCCGATGGGTGTCATGTATAAAGCCGGCGGACAATATGATGATTCCTTGACATGGAATCAGGAGTTGCTTCCGATCTGTCCGAATATGATCGGCGGCATCCTTCTTTTTCCAAGTTCCATTACGGAGCAGGCGGATAATCTGTATCTGCCATCAACGAATCTGCCGGTGGCTTATGCCAGTAATGATGTCAATGCCACGGCAAATACGAAGAGGGGCAGCATGAACCTGACAGAGAGCATGAAGTTGTCGGATGGGTTCAAGTTTGTCTGGGAGTTTACGCCTTCTCAGGGAAACGGCACAATCGCAGCAGTTGGACTTACTTCCAAGCATGGCGGTGCTAATGCCTACGGATCCGAAGTAGCGGTGGATAGTACGCTTCTTCAGATCAAGAAGGTCAGCCTGGATGATGGGGATGGCTTCATCAATGACCTGTACCGTTGTGTGACGGTGGATTTTGAGAATGCGAAGCTGTATGCACTCTGCTATGCAAGTAATACCGTCACAATCAAAAGATATAGGATTCCAGTATTCGATATTGGTCTGAATGAGAAGCTGGATGATTCTACGCTGACTTTGGAGGATACGACGGTTCTCCAGTGCAGCACCTTCCATTTCTACGGAAGCTATACACCGTATGGGATTTTCATGGACGGCGGCGATGGGTACTGGTATGGATTTGCCAATCAGGGCAATTCCTCCGGAAGCGCAACAGTACTGTGGATTAAGATCAAGAAGAGTGACTACACCTTCACAGAAGGCCAGTGGACGCTTTCCAATGCAACGCTGATGACGATGGGAAGCTTCAAGGAAGGCTCCAGCTATCCTTCCGGGAACAGAAGTGCTGTTGTGAGAAACGGATATCTGTATGTGCCGTCTTATGATAAGACCGGCGTTTACAAGATCAATATTTCCAACAGTACCGATGTGACGCTGATTAGCCTTGGATTCACATCAACCATGAAATGTCTGGGTGAGACAGGAAGCTGTGATTGCTGCATGTCTGTCATCAACGATATTATTGTGGCTTATGATTTTGAGATTGATGTGAATGATAACGTGATCGCTACGTTTGCCGGGGAACGATGCGGCAATGTTTCCACACCGTTCTTCCGGTATAAGGAATATGTTTTTGCCTGGGGCGGCGCTTATTTGAACCAGTACAGGTATACATGGATCCTGACTCCGTATCTGGCTACAATCTGCAATCTGACGCAGGCGGTGGTGAAGAATGCGGATAAGACGATGAAGATCACGTATACGCTGACGGAGCAGACGGTGTAAGGCTTCGGTAACTGAATAATCTGTTTTCAAGGGATGGCTTCGGCTGTCCCTTTTAGTTTGCAACGAAATGGAGGGATTTGCGATGAAAGAGTTTTGGAATGTGATTCAGGCGATCTTTGCGGCGGTAGGTGGTTGGCTTGGGTATTTCCTTGGAGGATGTGACGGTCTGCTTTATGCGCTTCTGGCTTTTGTGGTGTTGGACTACATCACTGGGATCATGTGCGCGGTGGCGGATAAGAAGCTGTCGAGTGCCGTGGGGTTCAAAGGAATTTGCAGGAAGGTTCTGATCTTTGCGCTGGTCGGCATCGGACACCTGCTTGATACACAGGTGATAGGGAGCGGCAGCGTGCTCCGAACGGCGATCATTTTCTTCTATATCTCCAATGAAGGCTTGTCGCTGGTGGAGAACGCAGCATATCTGGGACTTCCGATTCCTACGAAATTGCACAAGGTGTTGGAGCAGCTCCATGACAGAGCTGAGAAGGAAGATGAGAAAAAGGATGGTGGCGATGATGAAGTACAGTGAGAAGAACAATCCTCTTGTCTGCATGATGACGCAGAGCACCTGTTACAAGGGAACAGGGAAGATGCAGGTGAAGGGAATCCTCTGGCACAGTACCGGGGCGAATAATCCTACGCTGAAAAGATATGTGCAGCCAGACGATAATGCACCGGACAAGGATGCGCTGATCAAGCTGATCGGAAAGAATGCTTACGGGAATGATTGGAATCATATAAAGCACCAGGCAGGACTGAATGCCTGGATTGGGAAACTGGCTGACGGAACGGTGGCTGCGGTTCAGACGATGCCCTGGGATTATAAGCCCTGGGGTTGTGGCGCCGGAGCAAAGGGTTCCTGTAATAATGCGTGGATTCAGTTTGAGATCTGCGAGGACGGGCTTACGGATGCAGATTATTTCAGCAAGGCCTATAAGGAAGCCTGTGAGTTGACCGCTTATCTTTGCAGGATGTTTGGCATTGATCCGAAAGGCAGCGTAACATTTAACGGCGTGAAGGTTCCTGCGATTCTCTGTCATGCGGACAGCTACAAGCTGGGACTTGGAAGTAATCACGGTGATGTGCTGCATTGGTTTCCGAAATTCGGTAAGAATATGGACAGTGTACGAAATGATGTTGCGGAGCTGTTGAAGGAAAATGCGTCTGTCGTGAATTCCGGTACTCAGGCTTCAGTCCTGAAGAATCTGTCCGAGGTGGATGCTATCAAGAAGGTAGGTGCATTGTTCACGGCTGACCAGAAGAAGAGTGGTATCCTAGCATCGGTATCGCTGGCTCAGTTCATCCTGGAATCCGGATATGGGAAGTCGGATCTTGCTCAGAATGCCAATAATATCTTCGGGATGAAATGCAGCCTGTCCGGTAACACTTGGAGCGGATCCAGTTGGGACGGCAAGAGTAAGTACACGAAGAAGACACAGGAACAGCACACGGACGGAAGCTATGAGACAATTACGGCTGACTTCCGGAAGTATCCCTGCATTGAGGAATCCATTGCTGACCATTCCGCTTATCTGCTTGGAGCGATGAACGGCATCAAATTGAGGTATGATGGGCTGAAGGGATGCACGGATTATAAGAAGGCAGTCCAGATCATCAAGGATGGCGGATACGCAACAAGCCTGACTTACATGGAGAAGCTTTGTTCCATCATCGAGAAGTGGAAACTGACTCAGTACGATGCGAAGGATTCCGACGGAGAAGTTATCCGCTGGTATCGTGTTAGGAAGTCCTGGGCGGATGCCAAGAGCCAGAAGGGAGCATATAAGATTCTTGATAACGCGAAGAAGTGCGCGGATCAGAATCCGGGATATAAGGTGTTCGATGCAGACGGCAAGGTTGTGTATGAGCCGAAGGCTGCCGAGCCTGCGGTGAAGGTGTCGTTTCTGGTAAAGGTCAGTATTTGTGATCTGAATATCAGGAAAGGACCGGGGACGGATTATGATAGGATTCAGTTTATTCCGATCGGTGTGTACACGATCATGGAAGTGAGAGCAGGAAAGGGCTCTAAGGCTGGATGGGGAAGGCTGAAGAGCGGAATAGGATGGATTTCGTTGGATTTCGTCCGTAGGATTTAAGAATGACGGCTGGTGGAGATATGTTTCTCTGCCAGCCATTTTTTTATTTGTCACTGAAAACCAGTCTGACACGCGATACGATTAAAGGCATCTTACTGGTGAAGGGAGGTGCCGCCGATGACGACATTTATGAAGAACGGTATTGAAGTTGAAATGCCTGAGGATGATGAAAAGTCCAGACAGAACATGATTATTGCCGCGGAGTTCATGGCGAGGATGTTCCGAAAATATGGAGATAGGGTTTTGGCGAAAATCGAAGCAAAAGAAAGACAGGAAAGGAAGCAGTATGATGGAAGATGAAATAAGGGCAAGAAATGAAGAACGGCGTGCCCAATTAGATTCTGTGAACCACAGGAACATGGAAAAGTGCGCTGCATTTATCGCAAAGATGATTCGGAAATATGGACATGAGGTTTTGGCAGAGATTGAAGCAGAAGAAAAGGAAAAACAAGCATCATCAAATAAGTCGGGGTTTGGTAAATGAAGCTACCGCCATTTGTTTTTATGTCACTGAAAGTTATTAAGAACTACGTTATTATGGAATTGCTCAAGTCGGAGGCTGTGTAAACAGGCGGCGAATCAGACTTAGTCCTATTTATTCGACCTAAATCTGCAATGGAAGGAGGCGATGCTTATTGATGACGCTGGAAGAGATGAAAGCGGTGGATATACGAACCGTGAGACGTGAAGATCTTGTGGATATCAGAGATGTTCATATTGACCGTACACTTCCAAAGGAAGAGAGGATCAAAGATTTTATCCGTCAGATCAAGAACCCGTATTGTTACAAGTGCGGGGATGTGGTGGTAAAGGTTGAATTCTCTGATACGGATCTTACTCTTGAAGACTGTATGGAACATTATCTTCGGAATAGGTGGTAGGTATAGCATCCTGATAACCAGAAAAATGTAAATGTAGTTACTAATCAGGTATCTGCAGTTGTCCTTTATGGATGGCTGCAGATTTTTTTTGCCCGAAAGTCAGAAAATGGGCGGTGAAATCTCCTTTGAACATTAGAAGGAGGATTTTGCCGTGGAAGAATTAAAGGATATCACAAAGATAAAGGTCAATAGGAAGCTTCAGGGTGAAGAGCGTGTCCAGGATTATGAGAAAAGGATAGGCAGCCTGGATCATTTTATGGTAGGCGGAGTGGAAGTCAGATGCGTTTACACGGATGATGGTCCATCACTGAATGACAGATTAAAGGAACTGATCAGGACAAGATAATGGTTTTCAAATTATGGCACGGATTTTTGTCTGGAGGCGCGTTATATTGGTAATGTCTCCTTCAGACGCATCCAGCCAATGCGATCCAGAGACAGGGTTTGATATGGCAGCCAGTACGGGACCGCTGTCCATGTTGAACAGGATGGAGTGGAAATCTCCGTACATAAGCGAATGGGACTATGCCCGCGGGCATTCCGTTTATGTATGTATCTTGTTCCTCATGGAGAGCGGTTTCTTATATGGCTGTCTTTTTTGCGAAGGAGGCAGATCATGCAGGAAGGGAAAGAAACGAAGAAAAATGAAGTGGTTCGGGAGAAAAGGCGGATCAGTGGAGACTGGACAAAGTACGGGAAGTTCATGGTAAGAACGACTTTCGGAGATAAGTCTGTCACTGATCTGATGATCCTTTATGCGGAACGGGTTGCTTCACTGAGATATTAAAGGAGAATCTGATGAAGTTGAGAAAAGAGATATACAGGACAGCGATGTACCTGAGGCTGTCTAAAGGCGATCTGGATGTTGACGGTCTTGATAAATCTGAGAGCAACAGTATTACGAACCAGAGGATGATCGTTGAGAACTTCCTTGAAAAGAATCCTGACCTAAAGCTGGTGGATACCTATGTAGATGATGGTTTTACCGGTACGAACTTTGACAGACCTGAAATGAAGCGGATGATGGCGGATGTGGATGCAGGAAAGATAGACTGTATTGTTGTAAAGGATCTGTCCCGCTTCGGACGTGAGAGGATAGAGACTGGAACATATATCGCAAAAACATTCAAGGCGAAAGGAATCCGTTTCATAGCAATCAACGATCATTATGACACGCTTACGGCTGACGGATCGGAAACGCATATCGTCATGCCTATCAAGGCTCTGACGAACGACAACTTTTCCAGGGATATTTCCACAAAGGTGCGTTCCAGTCAGGAAATCAAGAGGGAGAAAGGTGAGTTTATCGGGGCGTTTGCACCATATGGCTACAAGAAGTCTGCGGATAACAAGAATCTTCTGGTTCCGGATGATTATGCGGCAAAAATTGTGGCTTCCATATTTGCAGATAAGCTGGAGGGAATGAGCGCCAACGCGATAGCACAGAGGCTGAATGACGAGGGAGTGCTTTCACCTCTGGAATACAAGAAGAAGCAGGGACAGAAGTTCACTACTGGATTTAAGAGTGGCAGGAAGGCTCTTTGGTCTTCCCAGACGGTGATCAGGATATTGAAGGATGAAGTGTATGCCGGCGTCCTGGCACAGGGCAAAAGGGCGAGGGTCAGCTATAAGGTGAGAAAAGAGATCCGCAGACCTAAGGATGAATGGATCCGAATTGAGGATACCCATAAGGCGATTGTCAGTCGTGAGACATTTGATTCTGTGCAGCTGATGATGGACAGGGATACGATTAAGGCACCTGATGGCGGTATATCTTTATTTGCCGGAATGCTTTTCTGCGGTGACTGCGGAAAGAGCATGGTGAGGCGAGTTGACAGCAGGAACCGTGAACGAAGCGCTCATTATATCTGCTCTAACTACAATAGGAATAAAGAATGCAGCCGGCATTCTATCTGCGAGGATGATCTGAAGGAAGCGGTTGAGGCTTTCCTTCGTGACCATATCGACAAACTGGCGAATGCCAGAAAAATGTCCCAGAGCATTGATTTTTTGGAAATCGGATTCGAGGCAGCGGCTGAGCATGACAAGGATATTGTAAAACTGAAGGAAGAACTTCTCAGGTGCAGCACATTGAAATCTTCACTGTATCAGGATCTGAAGGAAGGCATCATCAACGAAAACCAGTTCAATCGGTACCGTGAGGAATATACAAACAGGGAAATGGCTCTGCAGGAAGCAATCGAAGAACAGGAAAGGGTTATCAGGGATATCTATGACGGAAAGATTGCTTCTGGGGTTCAGCTGGAAGAGATCCAGGGAGAAATGAACATTTCAGGACTCAGCCGGACGGCGCTGGTAACCTTCATTGACAGGATTCTTGTATTTGAGGGAATGAAGCTGGAAATCGTCACGAAGTATGACGCAGTTATCGATAAGGTTGTCCGTATCAATGACGGTATCAATTACGGGTGGAAGGAGGCTGTGTAAATGGCAAGAAGGGCAAATCGATATAACGCTGTTGCATCTGCTTCTGATCAGATTCAGGCTGCTCCGGAGAAATCCTTCAGGGCGGGACTGTATGCAAGATTATCTGTGGAGATAAATGAGAGGCCGAGCAATTCAATCCAGACTCAGCTTGATATCATGCATGGGTATGTGAATAAGCATCCGGAAATAATAGAAGCGTTCGAGTATGCTGACAGCGGTTTCTCCGGCACAAATTTTGAGAGGCCGAATTTTAACAGACTGATGGATGACGTCCGGTCGGGAAAAATCAACTGTATCCTTGTAAAGGATCTGTCCCGGTTCGGAAGGGATTATCTTGAAACTACGAATTATATTGAGATTATCCTTCCATTCCTGGGCGTCCGGTTTATATCCGTCAATGATCATTTTGATACAGATGCGGCCTGCAATGAGAATAAAACCTTGGAGATCGCACTGAAGAATCTGGTCAACGATATGTACGCAAAGGATGTTTCCAAGAGGGTTTCTACAGTCCGCAGACAGGAAGTGGAGCGGGGAAAGTTCACCGGCAGCAATGCACCGTATGGGTATGTGGTGGATGACAAAGATCCGCTCAGGCACTTCCTGATTGATGAACCGGCGGCAGAGGTAGTAAGGGATATATACCAGATGGCGGATGATGGGATGTCTGTCCGGGAAATATCGCTGGAACTGCAAAGGCGGAATCTTTCCATTCCGGGGCAGTACCTGAAGACGGGGCATCTGTATCAGGAAGAAGGAGATGAGGTGCATATCTGGCATATCGGAACCATAGCCAACATTCTCCGCAAGGAAGAGTATATTGGAAACCTTGTCCATGGCAGGCGGCGGTCAAGGCTGTATGAGAATGAGAAACGGCATTTTACGGATAAGGATGAATGGGTCATAACTGAAAATGCCCATGAACCTATTGTCAGCCGCGAACAATATGACCGTGTGAGGGCAAAGTTTGAGAAGAAGGTGAAAGACAGCACATTCTCCTCAGACCGTGGTGCCGGAGTATCGAAGAAGCAGGACAAATATGCAGGCCTTCTGTTCTGCGGTGAGTGCGGGAAACGCCTCCGGTTTAATTCACGAATGGGAAGGCAGGAATCAGATACCAGCCGGACATACTTCTACCAGTGCTGTAATACATATGACCTGTCCAATCAGGGATACTGCAGCGTGAACATTATGGAGAAGATGCTTGATAAGGTCGTGATGGAAGCCTTGAAAATGCAGGTGCAGCTTTTTTCTGAAAAGGGAATCACGACAGACTGGTGCAGGGAGGAAGCTGAAAAGAAAATAAAGCCTGCACAGAACCGGGTGAAGAAGATCCAGGCGGAAATCTCCACACTGGAATACGAGGACTTCGAGATGCATGGAAGATTTGGTGTTGGAGAGATCAACCGTGAGGAAATGACTGCATACCAGAAATCATCTGAAAAGAAGATGGCGAAACTCAGGGAGCGGCTTTCCGCAGCGGAAGACAAAGAGTCCGAAATCCGTAAGGATTGGAATGATTTTACTCGCGGCATTGAGGCTCTGTACCGCGTGAATGGTAAGAGGAAGCCGGACAAGGATATTCTGGTGACTCTGATCAGGAAGATCACCATAAAGCATAGTGGAAAATTTACGATTGAATGGAATTTTGACCGCAAGTTCAAACCTGTAGATGGAAGCTACGTGAAAGGGGCGAAGAAGATATGAAGAAGGTGGCATTATATATGAGGCTTTCAAAAGAAGATGAATATATCCGTGATGAAAGCAACAGTATCTCCAATCAGAGGGCGTTCCTTCATAAGCATATCCGCGCTATTCCAGAACTAAAGAAAATGGAAGTCCTGGAGTTTAAGGATGATGGATATACCGGGAAGAATATGAATCGTCCGGGGATGCAGGAACTTTTGGATATGGTGAAGGCGCAGAAGATAGCATGTATCGTTGTGAAGGATATCAGCCGCTTTTCCAGAGATCATCTGGAAACAGGGAAATACCTGGAACAGATTTTTCCGTTTATGGGTGTCAGATTTATTGCGGTCAATGACAATTATGACAGTAAGGATTTTGCCGGTGGTATTGGAGAGATTGATGTAGCGTTCAAGGGAATCCTCTATGATTTCTACAGTGAGGATCTGTCGCAGAAGGTGAAATCCTCTTTGGCGGCACGTAAGGCGAAGGGAAACTACACGGCTTCCGTTGCAACATATGGTTATAAGAAAGATCCAGAGAAGAAGGGTCATCTGATCGTGGATGATGAGGCGGCGGAGATCGTTAAGCGGATTTATCGGGAGTATCTGGAAGGCAAGGCAATTTACAAGATCGCCCAGGGATTGAATGATGATGGGATCGTGGCTCCGTCCATCCACCTGAAAAGGAAAATCGGGAACGGATATATCCGCCACAATGCAACGCTCCTTTGGACAACGGTATGTGTCCGAAGGATGCTCTGTAACCAGACTTATCTGGGACATGTGGTGTATCACAAGTACGAACAGGAATCGGTAGGCGGAAATGATAAGAAGATCCTTAATCCGGATGAGTGGAAGGTCGTTAAAAACATGCATGAGCCGCTTGTCAGCCAGAAGGATTTTGATAAAGCACAGAAGCGTCTTCAGAGCAATAAGAAAGTGAAGAGAGTATATCCGAAGCATTGCCTGTCCGGAATGGTGGAGTGTGGAATCTGTGGCCATAATATGCGGCACGCAAACAACGGCAGACCGAAGTATGAATGCGCTTTTACTTACTTCAACATCAACCATAAGCATGACAGGAATTCCATCATTGATGTAGATATCGAGACTGCTGTGCTGTCAGCACTGCAGAAGGAATTTGATCTGAAAGTAGAATCGGATAGTATCTGTGAGGAACGGAAGGAAAGGCAGCAGGGCAAGATACATGATGCGCAGAAGCAGCTGAAAGAGATGGAACGGTCCCTGGAGCAGCTATATGAGGACCAGCGGGAGTCCTTTGAAGCTTACAAGGCTGGAATGACGGAGAAGGATACCTTCCTTCAACAGAAGCAGATGTATGAACAGTTGGAAGAGCGGCTGAATGAGAAGATCCGGATGCAGAAGGAAGCTGTGGAGAAGCTTGAAGATGAGGCGGATGCCATGCCGAACGGATTATCTGTTAGCATGGGAGAAATCCAGGCAGACCATCTTACGAGAGAACTGACAGAAGCGTTTGTGGATAAGGTTCTTGTCTGGCCGGGGCAGAAGATTGAGATACGGTGGAAATTTAAGAAGTGATGAAGCATCGGGGTGTCTGAGGGCATCCCGATTTTTACATTTGCCCACAGAATCGGTCTTGACTCTGTGGGCATAGTTTTTATGCAACAAGCCGACGGATATTCTTGACGATAGAAGGATTTCCAGCAGCGATTCCTATGATGGAGAGACTGAGTACGCCGAAAATAACAATACCTTGCCATACTTCTTGATTATGACGGTCATAATTCTGATCTAGGGCGTCAAGTTTTTCCTTTGTGGTCATATCATCTGCTTCTTCGATGAGTCTTGCCTTAAGATCATATTTCTCTTTGGAAGTATGATAGAGGCTATCAGTTGCTTCCTTCATCCGATCTGTTACGATTCGGAAGCTGGATTCTGCAAGGTTGACGGGTATCTGGTTTTCAATACAATCGATGTTTGTCATGGATTAATACCTCTTCTTTCTGTAGGTTGTAGGTTTCAGTAGATAAAGGGACTTGATATCTGCTGTTGTTTCTGTTATCATACTACCAGACAATAATGTCTGTTACAACTGGCAATAATGCTCAATAATGTCCGGAGCAAGAGGATGGCGAATAAAAAAACAGAGAAGGTTCAAATAAGCAGGGATTGCTTTTTGAGAATAATAAGAGAAAAAGGGTATACGGTTGAAAGCCTTGGAGAAGTGCCGGAAATAGATAGAAGCGGCAAAACGATACAGAGATGTCTGACGTCAGGAGAGATGCAGCCTGATCTCCTGGATCGTATTGGTCGTTTCCTTGATGTGGATCCAACTTATTTATCTGGAGAATATGACCGCAGATTTGAGGAAATGAAGGACTCGTTAAAGAGTCCGGAATTGACTCATTATCTATGGACAAAGACCGACAGATTTCCATATTCCAAACATGAGACAGAGAATATCGATTATGCTGAGTATTTGTTGAACACGCTGCTAATCAATAATATCTCAAAGGAGCAGTTCCTGGCATTGGATCCAAGGAAACGGAGGTCGTTGCAGTTTGATATTGGCATGGCGCTTCATACAGTAATAAAGCAGTATTTTGATGTTGATTCTCGTGGGTTGGAGACTGATATGGGTATGACAGCAGACGGTCTCACATTGCTGATGGGGGACTGGATTAAAGAATAAATGGACGTTAAAGAAGAGGATTGAGATATATGCCTAGAAAAAGTAAAAATACATTTAGTGTTCATAATGACGAAATAACGATTATGAGAGAAGGGTGGGATCAGCTAGCACTCACCACATATAGGAGCGATTATTATGATGAAATAACATCACATACATGGTCGCTGAATAACGGGTATCCTTATAATGCTACTTTGGGAGGGGGCCTGCATCGATACATCATGGCTAAATGGTACGGCGAAGATATGCTCAAAGAAATGACAGAAAAAGGATTTATCGTTGAGCATATGAATAATAACCATATGGATTGTAGAATATGCAATCTTGAGTTTATGAAAGGAAATCGAAATGTTGCAAAAGGACAATACTTCGATAAAGAAAGCGAGGCACTAAGACATAGTATAGCAGTCAGCATCTTTAAGGATTTTACTACAGGGAATTATCAGATAACTATTGGCTGTAATGCTAATATTGTGTGCAAGGATCAAGGTGGAGTAGAACATCACATTAACGCAATAAAGCTATTATATAATTGCCCATACGCTATAGTTGTCTTGGACGCTGAAGTGATATTAACACAGTATGATGAGGAAGAACAATTTAGCCTTAAGAATCTACATTATGTAGATTCAAAAATAATTGAAGCTCCTGACCTGAACCTAACCGAAGAAGAAAAGAATCAGGCGATGGTCGAACGGGACGGTAAGTGGTATCTGGTAATAGGAAACGGTAAGAGTTATTTAGAATCGATACATTATGATCAGGGGTGGGAGACCCCCGGAGAAAAAAATTGAAAAAAGTTGTATCACAGGGTTGACACGAGCGGGATCCGGAAAGACTCGTACTGTAATTGCGTTAACGAAAGTCTTGCTTGAACACGGTTGGATAAAAAATGTTCTGTTTCTAGCTGATAGAAATTCCCTCGTTACTCAGGCAAAACGCAGTTTCGTAA